GTTTTATGCGTTCACAATTTGCGTCTGTGACTGTCATGCCACCAGCAAAGCCAATCACGGTGGAGCTGATCGCGCCCGAGACAGGTATCGCGCAGATGTCGCTACCCATTGCCGTGACCGATGGGGCCATTGCAGTGGGTGGCGGTTGGCCTTTGTAATTGATTGTCGTGTCTTGAGCCATTGCAGACGATGCAAAGGCCAAGAGAAAAAGTATGGCTCTCATCGCAGTACCCAATTAAGAATCGGCAAAATAGAAAAAGATACCCAGACAGTCAAAGCAGAAACGGCCACCGCAGCAATGAATGCGATGGCCCAGTCCTTCATTTGAGTATCCAAACGGCTGAGAAGATAGTCCCCGCCATTGACAAAAGCATCACACCCGCTGTTTTCATCATGATGCCTTCAATGCGCTTTAGCCGAGCATTGATTTGCTCGTAGCGCAAAGCGCAGACTTCTTCGTGGGTTGACAGCCGTGCTTCAGTAGCGTCAATGCTTGCCATCTATCACTCCCAAGGTGTTCCGGTGGCAACTTTAGGAGCCTTCTGGTCAGCAATATTTGCATCCAGAGCAGCATCCACAGCAGTAACGCCTTCTTCGCCCAAGGATGCCTTTACCCACTGCACAACAGCAGCTTCTGTTAGGTCAGCATAAGGCACATAGTTGATACCGTCTTCTTTGGTGAAGCTGGCTGTGCTGTATGTTGAGGCTGAGAACTCACCGTCAACTTGTGAGGCGTTCCAATGCACTACGGTGACGAAACCGTCAGCAGTGTTGCGATCCATTTGGGAGATTTTGAATGTGGTAGTCATGGTTGTTCCTTTCAGGGGTGGGTTGCTTTGTATGCGTCAAACTCGGCTTTGAGTTCTTGAATTGCCGCTGTGAGGGTGGCGACCAAAAAGCTGGTGTCGATGCCTTGGTAGACGGGCTTGCCTTCTGCATCCACTGCGTCTTTTTCGCCAGTAACACAGTCAGGCACAACGGCTTGCAACTCATGGGCAATAAAGCCCTGACCATCAGAACCGTCAGCCTTCCATTTGTAAGTGCAGGGTTTAAGTTGCTGAACGACAGACAAAGCGCCAGTCATTGGTGCTACGTCTTCTTTCAGGCGGTAATCGGAAGATGTGACATAGGAAGTTGCTGTCGAAGTGATGGCAATCTTTCCCACGTTTGTTGTAGACGTGTTGAAATAAATAGCATCGGCGTTAGATGTGTTTGCTGCTGTAAAAACAGCGCCTGAACCAATACCACCTCCCCATCCATTAACAAACAGTGCCGTCCCTTGAGAGCCACCAATGCTGTTAATGCTTACGTGACCCCCTGCACTCGTAGTCCCCACCAGCAAGTTACCGCTGGAGTCGATACGGGCGCGTTCTGACTGAACCCCAAAACGATCTTTAGTAGCAAACGTAAGATTAGCGCCGCCGTCTGTTCCACCAGAGCCTACTGCTTTTATAGACGCTGTTTGATCGGTTGTTCCAGATGAATTTGCCGCCTCCAACAGCAATTCACTTGTGGCGTTATTGCCGCTAGTGCGTAGCTCAATTTTTGCATTGCTTGCGTTTGTTAGTCTTAAATTGCCACCAGAAACATCCAGCTTTGCACTCGGAGAACTCGTCCCAATACCCAGATTCGTCCCATCAAACGTCAGCGCACTCCCCGTGGTCAGGACTTTGGAGCCGTTGAGGTAGGTGACTCCGTTGGCTGTGCCGCCGTTATGCGTAACAGTAGACGATGTTGTCAGGGTTGTTGCAGATACAGCAGCAGCCGTTGTGCCGCCAATCGCTGGAGGGCTGCTGAGGTCCAGCGTGCCGCCCAGGGTCAAGTTACCCGACGAGGTGACCGTACCTGACAGCGAGATGCCGTTGACTGTGCCCGTGCCGCCGACGCTGGTCACCGTGCCATCGTACTGATCGTCCGACGCAATGGTGAAGTTAGGGTATGTGCCTGTGACCGTAGTTGTGCCCGAGCCAGTCAGAGCAACTGTCTGGTCAGGAGCTGCGTTGGTAATCGTGAAGTTCGGATATGTGCCCGAGGTGCTGATCCCAGTACCTGCGGTCAGCGCGACCGTCTGGTCAGGGGCCGCGTTGGTGATGGTGAAGTTCGGATAGGTGCCGCTGGTGCTGATCCCAGTACCTGCGGTCAGCGCGACCGTCTGGTCAGGGGCCGAGTTGGTCACCACTCCAGTGCTGGAGTCGTAGCTGATACCCGTGCCTGCACTGATGGCCGCACGGGCGCGGGCGTCAGTGTAGTATTGGTTCGTGCCTTCGCTGATGTTGGTCGTGCTCAGGCTGACCGCACCGGTCTGACCGTTGACCGAGGTCACCAAGTTCGACTGGTCAATCTTTTGCCACACGGTGCCATTGAAAATCAGCCAGTCGCCGATCTGCCAGTCCGTGATGCCGTCTAGGTTGGTCGAGCCAGCTGTGGCCACCACATAGTAGTAGCCGTTGGTGCCTGTGCCAGACGCCAGTGTGGGCGTGTTGGTGCTCGCGTTCCAAGTGCCTTCATAGCTCAAGCCACCCACCGCGCTGCCCCAAGACAAGGCCGAACCATTGGTCGTCAGGAACTTGCCTGCGTTGCCTGTCTGGTCAGGAATCAGGTTGTCGATCTGGGTCTGGAGGCTGGCCAGTGTATCGAGCACTTGCTGGCTGGTGCCGCCGCCGTTGGTGATCACCTTGATCTTCTCGGCCAGATCAGGGGCCACGACCTCACCCACGTTGATCGTGCGGCCCGACGACAGGCTGATGATCAGCGAGCCGTCGAAGTCGATGTGTGCGTCGGTAACAGAAACACCGTCGTCGCCGTCACGGCCGTCACGGCCGTTCAGGCCGTCAGCGCCGCGTGGCCCCGTGCCGCCGTCACGGCCTGGGCGGCCGTCTTTGCCGTCCTTGCCGTTGACGCCGTTGCGCCCGTCTTGGCCGTCCTTGATGGTGGCCACACGCTTTTCGATCTTGTTGCCGACCTCGTCGTAGCGGCTGCGGATGTCCGCCTCCATCTTCTTGAGGGCCTGCACCACGACTTGCACGTTCTCGCCGATGCGCTGCTTTTGCACCTCGCGAGCCTGCGACATGGTCGCTTTGATCGAGTCCAGAACAGCTTTTTGCTGCTCTGGTGTCATCCCCTTGAGGATCAGCTCTTTGGCTAGGCGTTCAACGTCCATTGTCCAGCTCCCGGCTCAGTTGGTCCAAGAAATCTTCTTCCATGCCTGAAACCTGGTTGCGTTTTTCGGACATTTGCAGCTCGACCATCTTCGACTTGTTCTTGATGTCCGCCTCTTTGAGCATGAGCTCGGCGATCTTGACCCGCTTGTCAAACTCGCTGGACTCCTGACCTGCGGGCAGGTTCTTGGTCGTCGAGGCGATCACCTTGGCCTGCACTTCTTGCGGCATGAGCTGCGCCTCGGTCATCAGCTTTTGCGCCTCTGCCCGGTTCTGCTCGGCCTGAGTGGTGCTGACCGCGATCTGGGCCTGCGCCGCCTGCAAGGCCAGCTGCTGCTGCACTTCTTGCATCTGCTTGGCCTGTGGGTCGGGCTGGCTCATCTGGTCCAGAGCTGACATCAGCTCGTAGCGGTTGGACAGGCTCGAATTGTTCAAGATGCCCTTCAAAATCAGAGGCAGCACTGGGGTGTTTGGCCCCAAGGTCTGCAACAGACCGATGAACTGCTGCTGCTCGTACTCGCGGGCGATGATGCCCAGCGTGGCCGTCGGGATGAACTTCATGTCCACGCTCGGGTAACGCTCAGGGTCGAACTGCATGTAGCGGAACGCGGCCTTCTGGATGAAGGGGATCAAAAAGTCCTCTTGGAAGTTGACCAGCGTGCGCTTGTACTTCTTGATGATCGTGGCCACGGCCATGCTCAGGCCCGCGCCGTCGCGGTTGGCTTGGCTGACCATGCCTTGGCTGTCCATCGTGCCAGTGGCTTGCAGCAGCATGCGCTCGAACTCTTTGGCCGTGTTCAAGTTGTTGAGACTGGTCTCGCCGAACTTGAACGGGTACAGAATCTCGGCTGGGTTGCCGTTGACCATGAACGCCTTGCCGGGCTTGACCTCGAAACGAGCGCCGCGTGGCAGGCGGGTGGCGTCCATGCCCATCATGGGGCTAGTCGTCAGCGCCAAGCTGTCCAAGTGGCTGCGCACCTGGGCGTCGATCGCCTTTTGCATGTTGTAGGACTTCTCCACCGTGCCACGGCCGAGCAGGCGGTTGGGCACTGTGTCGTCCTGATAGCTGATGATCGGGCGGTCCTTCATCATGTAAGGGCTCGCCTCGGCTTTGAGCAGCAGGCCCTCGTTGGCGATCACGACAATGGCCTCGACCAAGTCAGAGTAGTCGTCGGCCGCGCTGTCGTCCGGGAACAGATCGGCCACCTCGCCGTCTTCGTTCTCCAGCTGCTCCAGATACTCGCGTGGCACGAGGCCGTAGTACGTCAGCAGACGCACCTTTTCGTCACGGTACTGGCTCAATTCTTGTGTCGGCTCCAGATCGGTGTCCTCGGCAGCAGGCTGGATGTTCACCTTGCGGTAAATGCCCTTCTCGATGCCCTCGACGATCTTGTGGATGCCCACATACTTCTCGACCGCCACGCCCATGCAGTCATCGACGGCGGTGCCGTTGGGGTCAAACAAGAAATTCTTGGGATTGACGGGCATGAGCTTGACGGCGATGCGGCTTTTCTCCACTACACCGATGGCCGCTTGGCCCATTTGCCCTGGGATCGCCTGCGTGGCAGGCTCAAACACCTTTTCCGTCTTGACGATGATCTCGCCGATGCCTGTGCCGTAGATTTCGGCCATCAGCTCGATCTGGTCGATCGCTTTGCGGATTTTGTCCTGCTTGAAGTCTTCCATCAGCTGCGCTTTGAGGACTTCGACGTCAATCGGGTTCTTGTTGACGTCTTGCAGGTCGTCTTCGATGTCAAAAAAGTCGCCCTGACCGAAGATAGCCTCCATGATCTCAGCGTGCCGCGTCTCCACCGCCTGCTGAGTGGCGGGGGTCACGATGCGGGAGCGCTCTGACTCACGAGTTTTGTCCTCTGAGGCCCACTCACCACGGAAAATACGCTCGTATTCGAGGTAATCGTCGAGGTAGTTGGTGTCGCGCCAGTCTCTCCAACGCTCGCAATGGTCAACGACAAAAGCCGTCAGCTCCTTGTCGGATTGTGTCGGCTCGTCAAACTCGTTTTGGTCCATACTAGACTCCGCTTATTACGTCCATCGGCTCCCAGTCGCTGTCATCAGCATCCTCAAAGTAGCTTGTGACGGCCAGTTGGTCGATGTAGGACAGTGAATCCGGCAGGTCGTCGTGCACACCGGGCGAGGGAAACATCAGAAGCTGGTCCACAAACACGTCCCAGTCTTCTTCGCTGTTAAGCACGATTCTGCCATGCTCGAAGCGGCCCTGCAACGACCAAATGATTCTATCAGTCTTCTTCCTGTTGCCGTGCGTCAAGTCCACGATGTGCGAGTACACATTGTTTTTTCTCATCAGATCGCTCAAATACGGCAAAACCGCGTTTTTCAGGGCCCCGCGCTCGATTCCAATGCTCAATGGCCTGTACTCCCGCATTGCCAGCAGTATCTTCGACGCCGTCTCGCGGATGTCCCACCGGCCGTGCTGTATCTCTTTGACGAACCACTTGCCGTCGTCGGTCACTTTGACCACCGCAATCGACGACTCGTCCAGCCTCTTCTTGCTGTTGGCCGCCTGCTTGGCCACTTCCTCGAACCCGGCCAGGTCGACGGCCACGAAATAGCTGCCGTAGTCCGGCTCCTCGCCGTATTTCAGCCACTCCTCTTTGAAAACGTCCGCGCCCGCGTTTGAGAAGCTGGCCAAAAATTCCTGCTTAAAGGCAAAGCTGCTCAATGTTTTCTTAGCTGATGCAATTTCTTCTGGATCGATCAACGGATTGTCAGCAGTCGTAAAGTGCCATGACTTCCAGTCTTTATCCTGATCATCTTGGCCCAGTTTCCAGATGTCATGGAACCAATTTCTACCCTTCGGAGTGCCTAAAAATAAGGCACTTCCCTTTTTATCCGACAGCGACGCGCGGATAACTTGCTCCCATGCCTCTGGCTTAATGTCCGCCACCTCATCTAGCACGGCATAGGTAAGCGACACGCCCCGCAAAGTGTCCGGCCGATCAGCGCCACGAACATAAATCCGAGCTCCGTTGATCATGGTGATGTCCAGATTATTGACGTGGCTGCTCTGAATGACGTCCTTGCCAAGGTCTAACAACAAATCCCAAACAATCTGGCGCGACTGGCCCATCGTAGGACTGACGTAAAGCACCGCTGATCCCGGCGGGCAGCGAAGGGCCTCAATGATGAGCGTGATGGCGCACAGGCGCGACTTACCGCAACGGCGGCCCGCAGCGATTACCTTGAACCGGTGGTCGTCTTTGAACACCTGCTCTTGCCACGGCAACAGTTGAAAATTTAGGTCAGCCATTTTTGCCCTTGGTTAGGTACTTGATTGCGTTACCCAACAGCGATACGTCGTCGTGGAACTTCCCAAGCGCAGTATTGCATAGGTCGCACAAAATCCCGCGTATTTCGTTTGTTGAGTGGCAATGATCTACAACCATTCGGGTGCCTTGCTCCCCATCTACTTGCTTAGCCCCGCAGATTGCGCAACCGCCGCCCTGCGCATGGAGCATGGCATCGAAGGTTTCTTGCGTCAAACCATACGCCCGGCGCAAGTGTCCTTTTCGGTTTAGCGCTCTGTGGCGCAGCCTAAATTCTTCGTCGTTGCGCATTTTCACCGCCTGCATGTTGAGCTTACGCTGCCGAAACGCTTCGTCAGAAGCATACTTCGCTCGCTCCAACAAGACCATACATTCTTTGCAACGCGGCCGCACACCTTTCACACCGTTGGCAACAGCGTAAAAAGCTGTGAGGGGCTTTTCGATTTTGCAGTGGGTACATTTTTTCATACCCCAATTATATTCTTGCTCAAGCAAGAATACAAGTGGTATCGCTACACGTCAGTTATATCTTCTGCTTGGTCGATGACCGTCGGCGTCTGACCTAATCCCGTAATCGAGATCGTCACTGCGCTGCGCTGGCTCTTGTCCTTCTCGAACATGCTGACTGGCAGCGTGCGGTCCATGCACATCTTCAGCGCCGCCATCTGTCCGGGGTGCTCGTCGTTCAATGCGATCTGGATCACCTTCTCCGCGACGTCTTTGCCGCCAGAGCGGATCATCAGCTCTTTGAGCTCTTTGATGCGTTGGTGGCCCGTCTTCGGCAGGATCGCGGGCGGGTTGGTGGCGTACCGCTGGATCGTCATCTTGACCGAACCTGGTGGTCGGCCTCGCTTGCGTTTGATTTCTTCTGTCACTTTTACCCCTTAGGAAGTAGACGCGATTATGGGTCATGTGGGTCATGTTGTCACGTTGCTGAAAGTCTATCTTTTTTATCGCGGTATAGCTCGTGAGGCCAAAAACCTCTTTTTCGTTTTTTCGGAGGGTTGGGGGCACCTGTAACTTTTTGTCTTAGCCGCTACCCCTCCCCCCCATAGCAAAAGACTACCGGCCACGCAAGCCCATTGGCTCAGGCTATCAGGCCGCGCGCTAGGCGGCCACATGGTGCGTGCGTGCGGCCATTTTGCAGGGAGAAAATGGCGTGGGAGAGTGAGGGTCCATTTTGCCGGTACCTATCGGCCAGGCGGCCACAATCTAAGCGGCCGAATCTTTATGCATTTTCCGCATAACTGTTAGCAAATATCGTGACGGACTCGAGCGGATCGCCAGGGCGGAAACCTTGATTGTGCAGCACTGTATAAATTGCCAGCAAATTGCGGAACCCTTCAGACAAATCACCGGCACCGGCGGCCAACAAAATGGCGCGCTCGTCGTCGTTGATCCGGCGGAAAAAATTAACTGTATCGATTTTGCAGGGTCTAACCATGACCGGATTGTAGATTGTCATGGATTGTCATGGATTGTCATCCAAAAAAAACGCGTGACCCAGGCGCAAACCCGCATGGTTGCTGGCTCGCAGCGTTTTCTGGGTCAAATTGTCAAAAAAAACGCAGAGGCCCACGATTGCTGGCGTAGGTCACGGCGCGGCCGTTCTCCTATATATATATACATTTTTTAGTGAACTCTAATAATCTCATGACAATTTGACCCAGGAATCACTGGAACCCGCATGGAATAAGGCCGCGCGCATGGGTCACGCATGCTCGCCAGCGTGACAATCCGTGACAATCCGTGACAATTTTATATAGGGTAAACACCTACTAAAAAAATCTTGTGCATAGCTAAAAGAATCTGTTACACTCGAGTCTTCAACAACTGGAGTCAACATGAACAAATCTGAAATCCGCGAAGTGGCCAAGATTCAACAGTACTGCGCCGCTGGCCTGGGTGACGACTTCGCCGCGCGTGCACTGTCTGCGCTGATCCGCGCAGCACGCACCAATAAGAGTGCCGCCGCGCTTCGCGAGCTGGCCGCGCAAATGGGCGTGACCGGTCACCCTGAATTCATCTGCTAACCAACAAAAGGACCATCATGAACCGCAACATCTTCACCGACGCAAAGAAAACAGACTGGCGCGACGCGCTCGCGGCCGTGGCCGTGGGCCTGGTGCTCACCGTGGCCGCGCTGGCCTATTTTGACGTTTTAACCAAATAAGGGGCAAAACATGCTGCTACTTGCAACCAAACTCAAAAACCAATTTCCCAGCACGCACCAGGTGCACTTGAAAAATATCAGCATCAACGGCGACAAGCGCGGGTGTTCTGGGTTCATCCAACGCGGCGACGCGATCGTATACGTAAACACCGAAGTGCTGGGGGGCGGATACATGTATCGCACGGCCGCGCACCTGAAAGACTATACGGGCGGCGTCAATCGTTACGCCCGTGATCTGCCCTCATTGGTGGCCGGTATCAATTCACTTTTGAAAGCCTGAACCATGCCCAAAATATCCGTTACATCAAAGCTGGACGGGATCCGGTCATGGTCCCTGCAAGCGCTGGACACCTGCCCTGGCTCGATCGAGTCGCCTGGCGTGCTGGTTGACGCCTGCAAGGGCTGCTACGCTACAACCGGGAATTATCGGTTCGCCAATGTGAAAGCACCCAGGGAATTCAACCGGCAAGACTGGCAACGCCTGGACTGGGTCGACGATATGGTCGCCGAGCTTGAACGGGACCGCTATTTCCGGTGGCTTGATTCTGGTGACCTGTACTCTCTCGCATTGGCTGAAAAGGTCTTAGAGGTCATGCAGCGCACCCCATGGTGCAGGCACTGGCTGCCCACTCGCATGCACAAATTCCCCAAATTCCGAATGGTCCTGGACCAAATGCAAGCGCTGCCGAACGTAAGCGTGAGATTTTCGGCTGATTCGATCAATGGGGAATATATCCCGGGCCTGCATGGCAGCGTCATTGGACCCAGTGCAGACACCTTTCAGGATCACCCAGGCGCGTCATTGTGCCGCGCTTATGAGCACGACGGCCGCTGCAATGGTTGCCGCGCGTGCTGGGATAAAACGGTTCCGCTTATCTGCTACCCAGCGCACGGCCAAAAAATGGCGCGCGTTATCCGCTTGCAGGTGGCCGCATGAATATCGGTTACACCCACAATCCCACGCCGGACCGATACCCTACGCGCGAATCCTGGCCAAAGCCTGGCACGCGTGGCACGCATAAGGGGCGGCCGGTTACCCTCATGACGGTTTATTTTGCTTACCGCGCGCTTTTCCAAACCGGGCCATATTCCACAATGGCCGCTGATTTGCAGGACTTTATATGCGAGTAAAAGAATTCTGGCAGTGGCTTAGTGAGCTAGCAGACGCCACCGACGGCGCGCCGATCGACTTACCCAGCGCTGAACATGCATTTTTAACCGGGCGGACCGTCGCCCAATACTTGGAGAACCGAAATGTTGACAATTGAAGAGCAAGAGCGCGCCGCCTATATGGCAGGCGACACCGACGCGGCCGCGCTACTGGCGCGCTTAGATGATATGCACCACGCGCTGGGGCAGAGCGTCGCAGCGCTCGAGGCCGTCGCCCATAGTCCAATGACGGCCAAGCAGGCGCGCGGCGCGGCCGAAGAGGGCTTGATTATGGTTAAGAGGGCCAGCACATGACCGCGCAGCGCTGGCCGTTCCCCATCCGGCCCAACCCACCACCGCCACCAGTTAAGGAGACCAAAGAATGACCGCGCAGACACGCACGCTGGCCGTGCTGGCCATACTGAAGGAAAAGGGGCCCATGTCGCACGTTGACCTTGAGCGGCGTTTAGACCTGCGACACCTGAGTCGTGACCTGAGCGCGATGGAGCAGGCGCACCTAATCTCAGGGACGGTTAAGCCGGGCCGCCCACGCACGTTCAAAATCACCAGTCAGGGCCACGACCGCCTGCGTGGCCAGCGTGAACCCTACAGCGCAGCTTATGTGCCATACGTGCCGCCACCCGCGCCACTGGTGCGGGCAGGGGCAGAGGCCGCGCTGGCCATCCCTTCGCGGGGGTTTCCAACATGATTTATGCCTGCCTTGCGTTACTTGTCCGCATTCTGAGCGGCAAAAGATAAGGGCCCTTGCGGGCCCTTTTTTTATGATGTCAGCCTGGCCCCAGTTGGGGCCTCGGCCAGTCGCCTAAGCTCAGATTTTGACAAGTGCAGCTGGTCAGGCGCACAAAAGATGTGCTTTTTGTTGGGCAACTCATGCGACGCCAGACGCCCACAGTCCACCCAGCGGCACGCCTTGAGCGCGTGCATGAGCGCGGCCGGGGGTATCTTGGTGCCGGGAGGGGCCAGGCCCTGCAAGCGGTCACACAGCAGGGTGAAGGGGGACGCCACCACGCCACGCGCAAAGTCGCCCTGCTTGCGCTCGATTAAGTCCACAATGAACGCTTCGGCCATGCTTTGGCCCTGCTCGGTCATGATCGCCTTAGCTTCGGTCATGGGCGGAGGGGCTGAAGGATTGAACGCTGAGACGTCACGCGTGGTCAAGTAATGCGCCACCGCCTCAAAGCCGCCGCGGTTCTTGTACCAATTCCACAGGCCCACGGCCTCGGCTTCGGGCAGTTTCTCGCACTCAGCCCACAGGCAAAACCAGCGCCTGTCCTCAGTTGAAATCGTGATCGCTGCGCGCTCGTTTGAGAATGCCACCACCAGCACCCGGTTCAGGGCCATGTAGGGGTGCAGGCCCTTGCGGTTGATGGGCAAGAGCTCAGGGGGCGCGGCGATGATGGGTTTCAGGGTGTTCTCGAGGGACCGCCTGTCTTTGGCTTCGCTTTGGCGCAGCTCGGCGATCTCCATGACTTCGCACTCGAGCGCGTAACCCCACTGCGACGTCAGGTCCTCGTTTTTGACCAGCGAGCAGTTGGTCTTGCTCGCGCCGCCGATGGCCCAGAAGAAGGGGGCGAACAGGGTGTCCTTGCCCGAGCCGTGCGTGCCGCCCATCAGCACGGCGTGGTTGATCTTGTGGCCGGGGAACTGGACCTTGTGGGCCATGACGTTGAGCAAGTGCTCGCGCTCGAAGTCCACGGGGATCAGGCGCTCGAGGTGGGTTAACCATCGGGAGACGTCCCCGGCCACTGGTGCGGGGCGGGCATCCCTCCAGCGGTTGCCGTATTGCTGCCCGTCGCGGGTCACGAACACGTCACCGCCTGCGGCGTAGGTCACGCCGACGATGGTGGCCGCGCCCTTGGCCTCGCGGTTCTCGTCAAAGCAGGCCGACGCCTCGATCTTGCGGGCATTGTGGATGGACTTGCAGCCGATGTGACGAAACAGAGCGTTAAAGCTGCTGCGCGACACCTCGCGCCGGTCGCCGATGTCGAAATAGGCGTCGTCGTCCAAGACGTAGGCAAAGCGCCCGTACCAGTCCTCTTTCTCAAGCCTTGCCATTTCCTTGCGCTCAGTTTCGGCCACAACGAGCGCCCCAGAGTTTGGGAATTGCGGTGTCGGTGTGAGTTTCGACAGGGCCGAGTCCATCGCCCGGGTCAGCAGCTCGTCACGCAGGCCAGGGTCGTGGCGAGGACCGCCGTTGTCGGCCACCCAGTCCAAGAACACGCGGCTGGTCAGCTCGGTGCAGTGGCTGTGCAGGCAGCAAAACGCACGGGTCGAGGGCAGGTAGCGGCCCTCTGGGTTGCCGTCGGTGTGCTCGACGCTGTTGGGGCAGATCACGCCAGCCCAGCCCTCTTGGTTCGGGTTAGAGATCACCATGCCGTTGTCGGACAGCCAGGCCATCACATCGTCGCCGCCATCGTCGGCCACACGCACGGGTGAGTAAACGGCCTCGACCGGGCCGGGGATCACACGCATGGCAGCGCACAGGTCTTCGAGGGTGTATTCACGCTCGGGGTTGAACTCGACCAGCACGGCTGCGAAGTTGTCCTTGCCGGGCTTCAAGTTGATCGAGCCGGGCAGGCGGAAGTTGCGCACGGCGTTGATCGCGCCCTTGTCGGTGTAGCCTGCCTCGGCGATGGCCTTGATGGCTGCGGCAAACTCGCCCTTGCGCGGCTGCTCGCTGAAGGCGTAGCCCCATTGAAACGAGCCGGGCGAGGTCTCCATGATCCACGTCGGGGGCAGGGGGCAGGTGTTAGGCACCTTCTCGGTCCCCACGTCGTCCAGCACCATGACCAGCACGTACTCGCAGTTGGCGGCGCTGGCCGACGGGTGGCCGTCCTTGAAGCGGTCGATGATGAATGACGCTGTGTTGCCGTAGATGGCCCAGTCGGGCTTGACCTTGGCCGTGGGCAGCATGGCGGGCCAGGTGGCCTTGATGGCCCCATCGGCGTGGAACTGCAACTCGTTGCCGATGGGCTTTTGCCGCACGATCAGCGCGGTTTCGCCCTCAGCAGCCAAGGAGCAGATATAATTCAAGAGCAGATTCATGATTGGTTCCTTTTAGCGCCCGGCTCCCACCGGGCGTTTTTGTTTTTACTTAGATTCATGGCGGCTTCGGGCGTCCATTGCTTGGTAGCTCTCGCCGGTTTCTTTGTGCACCATAGGGCCGTGAAAGCCAGGTCTGTCGTTCTTAAGTTCAAACATATCCATGAACTTCTTGCCTGCCCTGCGGTTCTCTTCTGCAATCTCAAGGACTGGGCGCAGCGTCTTAATGTCGTGTGTCATGAGTACCTCGTTGTTGTGACACCCTCAGCGCCAAGGGGCAAGCCCTCGGCCCAGACGGGCGGTGTGCACATGATCTGGTGCATCCGGGCGGCCACGGTCTCAGCGTCAGACGCTGCGCACTCGACCACGATCTCGTCATGGACGTGAGCGACAACGCCATCGAGCTGGCGCAGGGACTCGCGCAGGATGTCGTTGGCCGTTGCCTGCACCACGTTCTCACAGGCCAGACCCTTCCAAAGACGGGCGCGTGGCCACTCCTTGGCGTCTGCTGCTGGTTTCCATGCTGCTTTGGTGTAGGTCACGTTGCCCTGCTCGTCGAACTTGGCGTTTGGGTAGCAAAGTACCCGGCCGGACGGGAGAGCATACCAAAGGGTCTGACCGTCGAACAAGTACACAATGCGTCCGGCCTTAAATTCATGCCCTTTGTTTCTCATCGCCCGCAGGTAGGCGTCCTCCAGCACGTTGCCGTGCTGCATGGCCCACGGGTTGGCCTTGCGCCAGCCGTCCACGGCCCGCTGCACCTCGCCGGGCGACAGGTGGATGCCGTAGGCCCTGCCGAACACAGCGAACGCGCCCACGCCGCCCAGAAACCCGAGGGCCAGCTCCTGCACCTTGCCGATCTGCCGCTGGTCGCCTGTCACCTCGGCGTAGTCCACACGGAAGGTGGCCGCAGCGTTGACCTTGTACGGGTCAAGGCCCGAGCGGAACACGTCCAGCTTGGCCTCACCGGCCGTGCAGTTGGACAGCCACGGGTGCACACGACCCTCGATGGCTGACCAGTCATAAGCGATCAGGACGTGGCCAGGCTTGGCGATCAGCGCCGGCCGGAGCATCCCTTTGAGCACATCTGTA